TAATTCAACCATATAAGTTTTACCTTCTTTAAGTAATGATAGTCTATCACCCATTGCTTCCATGAATAGTTCACCAAAAGATTTATATGGACATAATAAACCTCCTTGTAATTCTGCTTTAAAAGCATCTATACAACCGTTTGAAGATATAAGGTAGTTATCTCCAAGTTTTACGACTTTCATTAATGAACCATCTCTTTTTTCAGATATTACAGCTGATTTCCAATCAATATCTGGACAATATGATTCACCATAATTACCAAACTTAAAAAATGGAATTACAACTGGTTCAAGAGTATCTTCATCAATTATAATGCCACGACATTCTCTAACTAACTCTATGCTAAAGTCAACCGCAAATAAAGCATTGTATTTAATCATAACAAGTTTTCTTCCAAAAACTTCGTCACGATATATTTTTAGGAAATAAGGTGCTTGAGTAAGCAATTCTTCCCAATTTTTATGTGATTTCATGAATTCTATTACTTTTAACATCTTTTTAATCCTTTAACGACTTATATATTAGTTGAATTGGAAATATTGTCATCAAATATATTCCTGCCAATCCTAAAATACTTAATATAATGAAGTATGGTAGGACAATGATCATTGTAAGTATTAAATCAAACATCTTTTTATTCCTTTATAAACCTAACCAAGTGAATATTTTATGAACAACATATAATCCCAATACAATATCAAAGAAAATAATACCATTGTATATTAACCAACATATTGTACCTAAGATTATTGCTATTATTTTAGATAACCAATCTAAGAAATCTGTAGCATACCAAGATATATCGTTTAAAAACTTTTTCATATCATTTCCCTTTCTGATGCTAATATAGCATATATTTAGTAAATGTCAAGCAAAAAAATAAACCCTTGAAACTCAAGGGTTTGTAAGAAATATATGTTAAATTATATGGATTCAAGAGCAGTTGTTACTACATTAGATACCGTTAGGTTTTCATTCTTTTGAACTGGCGGTAAAACATAGTCAACAATATACTTATTTGGAGAAGCCATTAAAATGTTGTATATTTCACTGTTTCTGAATCCGTATGTGTCAGTATCAATCACAGCTTTAATAAGTGCTCTTGCTTTATCTTCTCCAAATATTGTTGTTAAGTTTTTAGAAGCAGCTATTTTGAAAGCTTTAACTTCATACTTAATAATTTCCATCATAGCATTATATGTAAATGTACGAATATTTGCTTGACCAAAGTGTTCTACAGCTTCTGATGTCAATAATGCAAGAACACCGTCATTTACATTTTCGTGACTAATCAAATATCTAAAGACATTTGTTAATTGATTTAATTCACCGATTAATGTTAAGTTGTTTCTAAATGTTTCAGTATCAACGAATCTTATCCAATTTCCAACATTACAAGATTTTATAATGAATTTTAACCCATGTGAACTTGTAACTTTAATGTTTTCTGCATCAAATCTTTCAAATAATTTGTTTATTGACTCATATCTTTCGGTATCAGACAATGAACCTAAGTTACTGAGAAACTTAACAAAAACATTTTCAGGTAAAGTATTGATTAAAAATGGTTTTTGAATCAATCTTTCAAATAAACGATTTGTTTTTTCGCTCATTTCCTTAAATGTAAGTGATGTGTTTCCATTGACAAAATTATCGACAAATGTTTGTTTGACAAGCATTGGAGCATCATCATTGTCTAATGAGTTGTTTATTTCAAGAATTAAGCTATGAAGCTTTTTCAAGAACATAACGTTTTTCTTATGAGTGTTTGTGTTCAAGAATGTTCTTGGACCACGCCATTCCAATGTTCCTTGTGGATGAACTCTCATAGAACGATATTTTTCATTTGATACAATGGTTTGAGCAAAACGTGTCATATAACCACCGTCTAAATATCTTTTAGCTTCATCTAAGAATTGAGAGGAAGCATATGGTTGTTTATAAAAGCAAGTACGACCCATTTTGAGGAAGTTTTTGTATGTATCATTTGCTACGGAAGAAGCCATAAACCAACAAATGTCTCCACGAGTAATACCTTTAAAAGATATATGTGTATGAAAACCACAAGTTCTGTTGATGACAACATGTAGGTCAGGCAATTGATCAAGACAATTCAATACCATTTTTATATTCTTTGGTGTATATTGAATAACAGGCGAAGAATATTCAAATGTTAAATAACCTGAAGCAGCACGCAATGAACCATCAGAGTGCATAACACCTTTACCACCAAGCAAATTATCAAGTTTATTAGCTAACTCGTCTCTGTTGGTATTATAACGGTCATATGTACCTTCAAGTTCAAAACCGATTGTGAAATCTCTAAGTAAATGTTTTCTTGACATTATTTTTTCTCCCATATATTTCTTATGAGGTCATTATACATAAAAATAATCCAATGTCAAGAGTTTTTTTAAAATTATTTTAGACCAATTTTATTAAGCTGTTTGTCAACTTTTTCAGAACCATAGACTTTTCTAAGGATATTTAAAGAAGATTCAGAAGCTAATTGGCAATTAGGATTTTTCTTAATGACTGAAATATAAGACCTTAAATTAGATAGAGGTCTTAGAGAATGACCGATTTTAATGAATTCTTCTAAAATCTCTGGTTTAAACTTAACATTGCAAAAATCCTTATATGGATTGGCGGCATCAAAAATGTTTTTAATTAATGTTGGAAGACCATAGTCAACATAGTTGATGAAATCTTTATTATTTAATACTAGAGCGTAAAGCATCATAGAACTTTGGAACGGTTTATATCTGAGTTCTATATATAAGTCATTGATGGTTTTTTGCATATACGTTGAATATAAAGCATTGATTGTAGCAATTAATTCATCGTATTTAAACCCTTTGTAATTCTTGATTTTTGTTAAAATCAATGGATTTTCAACGGCTTGTCTAGCTATTTTGTCAATGATTGTTGAAGAGCTCTCCATATCTTTTGCTTTTCTATCAATACCTGAAAAATCGATAGCTTTATCAAATGTTGAACGATTAATATATTTTCCAAGATATTTTTTGTCCATACATTTAGAGAATATTTGTGATACGTTTAATACCTTAATAAAGAACTTTTCAATATTTTTAATATTTCCTTCATTCATAAAGTTTCTTGGACCTCTCCATTCCAAAGTTCCTTGTGGATGAAGACGAAGAAGTCTATATTTGTCACTTGTCAATAGTGTTGATAGCTTTTTAAAGTTTGGTAAACCATCGACATCAATGCATTTTTTTATTTCTGTCAAATAATCAGTATTTGCCCAGTTACTTATAAAGTCGAATGAATAATCTTCTCCAGCAAAATGTTGCAAATCATAAACCCATTTATCGTTAATAGCTATTTGACAAATAATCCAAGCCATATCTTTTTCATTCATTGTTGGAAATGAAAAGTGAACGTGAAAACCACAACTTTCATCGGTAGTTATATCATATTTGTTTAAACAGTCTTCTAAAAACTTTACACAGCGTTGTACGTTTCTTGGAGTTAAAGACATAGGTGGTGTAGGAAATTCAAAACCACCAGTGGCTAAAGAGCCGTCATGCACAACTTTGACACCATTTCCGAAATAGTCTGAAAACCTATATTCCAAATCTTTATATAATTGATCTATATCATATTCATCATCTTCATAATCATCATAATCATCGCCACTATCTGCTGATACATTATATCTTTCTAATGTATTTTGATCAACGTAGGCTTCTAATTCAAATCCAAAAGTAAACTCTGATGATAAAATTGATTCTAAAAGTGTTGACATAGTATTCTCCAAAATATATACAAATATTTATTTGTGGTAAATACTTATATTAAGATATAAGGAAAATATAATGCGTATCAATCTTCTTGAATCAGGTATTCAAAATATTCGTGAGTTGTCTAAACAATATAATAAATCTATAATTTATTTTCACATAGATTTAGATGGTGTTACTAGTGCTATTTCTGCTAGAGAATATTTGGCTCAATACGGTATTGAAACTGTTAATGTTCAAAAGATTCAATATGGTTCAATGGAATATGCTATTAGAAAGCCAGAATCATCTGATATTTTACCAGTATTGGTTGATTTTTCACACGGAAAATCATTTATGAAAATACATACTGACCACCATGATTCTCAGATAAAATATGCTAATACTTCACAACAGTTTAGACATTCAAAATCTAATGCAGAAACAATATCAACAATCATTTCAACAACTGGTATTTTTCCAACAGAAGATGTAAGAATTATTTCAATGATTGATTCGGCTGGTTTTAAAGATGAAGATGTAAACCCTTGGGATATGATTAGGGCAACAGTTAAAGTAAACAAGTCGGAAAATTCTTGGAGAAACCATTTAAATATGGGTATGGCTTGTGGAAAGTTATTGTTATCATATAAGAATAAACCAGATTTTCTTGAAACCGTTGTTATGAAATCAAGACCATCATTACAATCAATGTATTTGACAATACTTGGTATTATTAAAGAACATATTAAAAATGGCGATAGAGGATGGGTTTCACCTGAACAAATTGAACAAAACTCGCAAAATTATTATAATGATCAATCTGGAAGAAAAATAGAAAACGGAACTATTGAAAATATTAAAGATATGACTGATGGTCAAACATTATTAATAGGTAATAGTATTGTTCAGTTTGGCGGTGGTAATATGAGAAAAACTGGCTCGTTTGACCGTTATACGGCATTTAGACTATATCCAGAAGCAAAATATTTCATCATGATTTGGGATTCTATTGGTATGATGCAAGTATCTGTAAATCCTTGGGGAGAAAAACAAGATATTCATTTAGGTCATATTGTATTGGATGATATTTTCAATAAGAAATATGCTAGATTTTTAAAAGCTCCAAAATACAACATCTCATTATTGGCTATTAAACGTCTGTTTGAAAAAGATGTTAAAGAAGATAATGAAAAAGATGCTGTCGGATTTAATTTTGAAGAGTTTTCGTCATTATTTGATGACTTTATTAGTAATGTTAGAATGACCGATAAACAGAAGTATGTTGTTAAAAAATGGATGAACTGGAAACCATCTGATTTTATTTTTACAGACGATGAGAAACATAATGATGAAGTAGAAAGAGCATTAAAAGTATTGAAACAATTCTACATACCATTGCCAAAAATAGTTGACAAATTATCTGGTGGTCATCCTGCAATTACTAATTTAACTGGTTTTGAGTTTTTGGATGTTCAACAGAGGTTGAATAAAATGGGTGATAAGAATCCTTATGAAAAAGAGGATAAGAAAGGAACAGACAAAAAAGCTAAGAAGTCGTCTGCTCCAACAAATAAATATGGCACAACTTCACAAAAGATAATGAAATCAATTGCTCAAGATGTTGTTAAAGAATTAAATAAAAAAGGCTCTGAATAAGAGCCTTAATTTTTACTTACAATATTTTGTCAAGGATTTTAAGAAATCAACTTTGGATTCAACAAGTTTTTTATTGGTATGAATTATATTGAATAAAGCTGATGAAATAACAGAGCTTAATTTGTCTGTTTTTTGATTAATGCTTGAATAAATGCTTGAAGCAACTTTTATTATATTGTTTTTATCAACGCTTTCTGTTAAAGGAAGCTTACAATTTAAACCTTGACCAACGATTACTGAAGCATAGGTAGAAGCATCTTTCACATAATGTTTCAATTCATTGATTAGGTTTTCCATATCTTTACTTTGTTCTTCCATTATAACTCTTGATTTGATGTAATCTTTTTTAGCTTCTTCAATAGCCAAATATTTGATTGCAGGATGAGTTACTCCCATACTTTTTTCTATTGTTTTTACATATTCATCATAATTGACAGTTTCTTCAATGCTTTCAAATAAAGCATTTGAGTAGTTTGTGTTAGCTTCATTTAGTCTTCCAACACATTCCTTGAAGATTTTCTTAAATCTTGGTATGTAACCTCTCATTGAGAAGTTGTCTTTATATTCAACAATAAAGTCAGCAATTTGATTGTATTTAACTGTTTCAGCAACAATGTTTTTACAGATTTGGGAATCTTTCTCACCACCTTTATTAAAATAGTTAGCTAATGCTTTAATACCAGCTTCTAGTTTAGTATTAAAAGCAACTTTTTCACCCATATAATTTTCGATTACAAATGCTTGCTTTTCAAATACTGGTCTATTATTACCGCAAATATAATAATCAAGCAATTGTTTCTTGGATACATTATATGTTTCACAGATTTTATTTTGTTTAATGACTTTTAATAGATTTAAGTTATCTAAAACGCCTTCAGAAACCTGTAAAAGCTTATTATAAGCATTAGAAAGGTTTTCGTGATTATTTTTAATCTTAGCCTTATAAACCTTAACATTCTCTAAAACCATAATATTGTTGGTTTTTGCACCAAACTCAACATTATTTTCGTATTTTTGTTTAACATATGTAGCAACATTATTAATATCATTGATTGATTCAGATAATTTTGAAACAAGGCTTTCTGGAGCAGATTTTAATACTTCATTAACTTCAGCCCTACTAGTTGCAGTCATAAGTTTATTAAACAATTCAGACAACTGTTGAGAAGATGTTTTCAAAGGTTGTAATCCAGCAACCTCGTTAAACATTTCATTTAATACTAATGAAGTATTTTGTGATTTCATTTCAGGTGAAAGATAAAAATCAGAAGCTTTATTAGCACTTTTTGCTGTTGAAATGATATTTGAAAAAGCTTCTGCTAACATGCTTTCTGGCTTATAAGATTCAGTCATTTGTTCTTCCTCTTCTTCTGCTTTTTGTTGTGTTTCCATACTTGTTTTAATTAAGTTGTAAATCTTTCTTTGATCAAGATTATCATAAACTCTGATTTGAACAGTAATACCGTTAAGGACAGATATTTCACGAATACGTTGAATTATCTGTTTAAATGTATCATCCAATGTTTCACGATTTTTCCAAAAACATAAGTTTGGATTGTCATCGGTCATCATTTCAATCATAATGTTTTTGTTGTAAATATAAACCCAAGCAACTTCATCGCTGTCAAGGGTTGTATTACCTTCATCATCATACAATTTGATTTGTAGCTCATTGTCGGAACTACGTAAAATTGATATAATATCTTGTTTTAAAGATGTATATTTCATTTATTAAAGCCTTAATATATTCTTATAAGAATATTTATTGATGTAGGATAAAAAAGTGATTTCTCTGCAATAAATAGCTGTATAATAATGAGGTAAAATATGAAATTTCAATTACCGCAAGGAACTGGTTCAATAAAACATGCACGACCATATAAGACATTAACACCAAATCAAAAACTGGTGTATGATTTGTGTTATGATGATATAAATGGACCTTTATTTTTTGCTGAAAATTGTTGTTACGTTAATAGAAATGGTTTGGAGAAATATCAACCGTTTGATTATCAACGTGAAATGATTTTTAATATGCATAATTACAAGCGTTTAATAAGTCTTTGGTCACGACAGAATGGTAAGACAATTACTTCAGCAATATATTTGTTATGGTATGCTATGAAATATGACCATAAAGATATCCTCATTTGTGCTCAGTCAAAAGATGCTTCTATGGAAAACCTTTCAAAGATAAAAATGGCTTATGAATATTGTCCAGATTTTTTGAAGAAAGGGTTAGTATCAGATAATAAATCAACGCTTGAGTTTGATAATGGTTCAAGAATAGCTGTTAGAGCAGCTAATATTAAAGCTCCTCGTGGTCTTTCTCCTGCAATAGTTTATGTCGATGAGTTTGCATTCATTGGTTCACAAGATTCTGCTGATAAAGCATTACAATTACAACAAGAGTTTTATGCAGCTTTGACACCATCATTATCAGCAACTGGTGGTAAATTATTCATTACATCAACCCCTATGTCGGAAACAGACTTATTTTATCGTATTTGGAATGGGTCTCAGAAAAAAGTTAATGATAAAGGGTTAGATTTGGAACCAAAATATATACTAAAATGCGATGGTGAAACATATCAAGACTTCCATTTATTTAATACACAAAAAGAAGCAGAGAGTTATGTTTCAGCACAAGATGGTGAAGTATTGTTTGAAATAATAACAAAACCTTCTGTTGGTAATAATGGTTTCCAAGGTCAATTGGTTAAATGGGATAAGAATCCATTTAAAACAAAGGAATGGGCTGATGAAGAAATTAAGAACGTTGGTATGGAGTTTTTTGCCCGTGAGTATAATTGTTTAACTGGTGATACCATGGTTAAAATAATGGATGAAAACAATGAAATACGCAATGTTTCATTGAAAATGTTAGCTGAATTTTATTAGTATTTTACCCCATTTTTCATAATCCTATCATAAATATATACAAGACGACTAGTATGAATATTAGGAGTCAATAGGTAATTAACGTTAATTAAAATAGGAGAAAAAATATGTCAGAATTAGCTAAGACACATATTGAGATTATTGATGAATCATCATATGGTGCTGGAGCTTCTGCAATTATACCTTTGTATGTTTTCGCAACAGAACAAGACAAAGTTATTGATGAAGAAACTGGCGAAATAGCACCAGGAACTGTCAAAAAAGTTGCTAATGAAGTTCTTATCCTTACATCAAGAAAAGATGTTTCTGATACTTATGGTATCCCTCAGTTTGTTACTGTTGATGGAACAGTTCAACAAGGTAATGAATTGAATGAAGTTGGTTTGTATGGATTATATGATGCTTTAGGCAATTCCTCAATAGCATATGCTATAAGAGCAGATATTGACTTGAAACAATTGAAACCTACAACAGCTGAACCTAAAGGCAATGTACCAAATCTTACATTATGGCTTGATAGAACAAGTACAAAATACGGATTGTTCAGAGCAAATGGTAATGCTAGAAGTGCACAAGCTTGGGAAGAAGTTACAGATATATTGCTTCCAACTGAAGACGATTTGAATCCAGAAGGTAAACCAATGGCTACTTATGGTTCTAATGGCGATTTAGCAGCTGTATGTGATAACAAGGAAATAAGAGTATATGAAAATATTCTTCAACAATGGTATTTGGTTGGTTCAGAAGAATGGAAAGAACAATATCCTTCTGAATTAGTTGGTGCAGCTGGTGGTGAATATCTTGATGGTGCTAAACTTGTTGTTAATGGAGTTGAAGTAACATTATCTGGAACAACTTTGGTTGAAGCTGCTGAAGCTATTAATGAGGCTATGATTGCAGCAGAAAAACCTGAAATATCAGCTGAAGCTAAAGCAGTTGCTGATGGTGAAGTAACAGCTTACTCATTAGTTATTAGTAGTGAAAAAGGTATCATTACTGTTGAAAATGGTGATGAAAATGATACACTTTCTTCTTTAGGCTTTGAAGCTGAAGATGGTGTTGCTAAAGGTAAGACAGTATCTTTCTACTTTAGTACTCACACAAAAGTACCTTCTGGTAAAGTTGCTGGTTCAATATGGTTGAAAACAACAACACCTAATAATGGTGCTCAATACATTATGAAACAATATCGTGCAAGTAGAGATGCTTGGAATAAGTCAATATTACCAATCTATGGTTCATATATTGATGCAGAAGCAGATTTGGCTTCAAGTTTAGATGCTTCTACACGTATTTTACGATATGATTCAGCAGTTGCTAAGATGAAAGTTTATGAATATAGTTCTTATGGCTTGAAAATTACAGCTTCAGAAACAGCTACTATTGATGCTGGTGATGCTTTTTCAATGAAAACAGTTGTTGATGGGGAAATCAAGACATTCATCATTACAGCAACAAGTTCTGAAATAGCTGATTTAGTAACAGCCATTAATAATGCTAAGATTTCAACAATTGTTGCAGACTTAGATAGAAATGGTTGTTTGAGAATTGAATCAAAAACTGGTAACACTATTGATTTCGAGAATGTTACAGCAAATAAAGATGTTTTAGGTGCTTTAGGTATATCAGCTGGCGAAATAAACAAATGGCAAGAAGCTGAATATATTGCAGATATCTACGAACCTACTGCGGATGCTCCAGAAGGAACATTGTGGTTTGATGATGCATTTAATGTTGATATAATGGTTGATGATGGAGATGAATGGAAAGGTTATAAAAATATGTATCCTGACTGCGAAATCTTCTTGACATCAGAAGAACCTTTGAAACATAAAGATGGTTCAATGCTTGTAGATAACGATTTATGGGTTAATACAGCTTCTGTAAATTATCCTGAAATCAATAGATATTTCGGTGGTGAATGGGAATTAGTTGATAATACAGACCAAACAACAGCTTTAGGTATTGTATTTGCTGATGCTCGTGAAAATGCTGGTCCTTCATATGAAGGTTCAACACACAAAGCTTTCTCAGCAAATGTTGAAGATTTAATGGTTTCAGACTATGTTGACCCAGAAACAGTTAACCCACAATCATATCCAGCAGGAATATTGTTATTCAATACTTGCTATTCAACAAATAATGTTAAAGAGTTTAGTGACAAATATGCTAACGCTGTAAAAGATTTGGGTGCAACATTTACTGTAGGTGGTTCTAAAGCTTTTGCTACACCAGGTTCTGCATCTAACTCTAAGACAACACGTTGGAGTTCAGCTTCTGGTAATGCAACAGATGGTGCTGGATTGTTTGGTAGAAAAGCTCAAAGAGCAATGATTGTTAAAGCATTAGCTGAAGCTATTAACTCTAATGAAGATATTCGTTCTAATGAGTATGACTTCTTCTATGCTTGCTGTCCAGGTTATCCAGAATTGGATGATGAATTGTTGGCTTTGAATGCTGAAAAGAAAGAAATGTTCTATATTGTTTCTGACACACCAGCAAGATTGAAACCAAGTGCTTCTGAAATCATTGCATGGGCAACAAATAAAAATAATGCTGATGCACATGGTGAAGAAGGAAGAGTATTACAATCAGCTTATATGACAAGACAATACCCACCAATGGGATTGACATCAAATGTTGATGGTACTGATATTGCTGTTCCATCATCAATAGCTAAAATGAAAAACTTATTAGTATTACCAAGAGGTATGTTTGCAGCTGGTACACAATATGGTGCTATTACAAATCTTGCTAGTGTTGGTTATATTGATGATGAAGAAGAATATGCTCCAGTATCAATTCGTGAAGGTGTTGGTAACATTATTACAACAAATAAAATGAACCCAATTATGCCACAAAGAGGTACAGGTTTATTGATTTGGGGTGAAAATACTGAAAATCCAATCACATCTTCATTGAGTGATGAACATGCAATCTTAACATTGTTGAGATTGAAGAGAGAGTTGGAAGCTGCTTGCTTACCATTCTTCTTTAGACCTAATACAGAAGCATTAAGAAAAGACTTTGATGCAACATTGAGAAGTATTTTGAACGATTATGTTGGTCGTGAAGAATTATACGACTATGTATTAGTAACAGACCGTTCAGTAAATACTGCTGAAAGAATTGAACGTAAAGAATTATGGGCAGAAATGGCAATAGAGATTGTCAAAGGTGTTGAACAAATCTACATCCCAATCCGTATTGTTAAAACTGGTTCTTTAAGTAATTCTTAATATAAAGGTTATCTCGAAAAAGTGGTCAGAAATGACCACTTTTTTATTGACAAATATTGAAATAAATGGTACAATACAACAATGATAGGTTTATAGGAGAAAAATATGAGAATGCCTTTTGGTTTAACACTTGCTGGCTTAACTCTTAAAGGGAAAGATAGAAGGCGTGCTGAAGCACGATATAATCTTGTTGGTGAAGAGTTGGATAGAGTCTTATTATCCATTGATTATGATACAGAAGTGTTACGAAATACTGATGAATACAAGTTGAAAAAACTTGAAATAGATAAAAAATATCAGAAAATCAATGATTTAGACTATGAATTAAATGTCAACGATGTTCTTGAAAAAGATGATACAAAAAAGAAGTTAAAAAGACTTGACATTCTGAAAAAATATGGTAAGATGGACACACTTGAATATAACAAGAGATATAATGATATGCTAGGTAAACCTTGGGTAGCTATTAAGACAAACTATGACGAAGATGCTGATCCAGATAATCTCGAAATAGAAGTTGCTTATAATAATACCTTCATAACCAATATGAGAAAAAAGGGATTGCCTGGTGAAACTGATGAAGAAATTGCTGAACAATGGTTAAGACTGTTTTTAATAGCAAATCTTGAAGAAGATGATTTAGATATGGTTAGAGACAATGATTCAGAAGACGATAAACCATCAGTTTCAAAGAAAAAAATAGGTGATAATGCAACTTTTATAAGTTAGAGAGGGATTATGAAAACATATGTATTGATTGACTTGTACAACTTATTTTTTAGAGCTGTATATTCAGCCAATCCACATGATGATATGGAACTCCAAAAAGGCTTAATGCTTCATACGATGTTCTTTATGATGAAAAAAGTGTGTGATGAATTTAATCCGACACATTTGGTCATTTGTTCAGATGGTAATGGAACCTGGAGAAAAAAGGTTTATCCAGCATATAAGTTAAATCGTGTTGAAAAGCTTCAGGAAAGAAAGCCTTCAGAAGTCTTGAGAGATGAAGAATTGAAGAAGACTTTTGAAGAAGACTTTATACCATTCTTGAAAGAAAAGACTATGGTATCTTTTTTAGAAGCACCGTTAGCAGAAGCAGATGATTTAATCGCAAGGTTTATCAATAAGCATCCAAGTGATAATTGTATCATTGTTTCGACAGATAATGACTATGTACAACTGTTGAATGACAATGTTATTATATATAACACAATGGAAGATAGAATCATTACGAACAAAGGTATGTTTTCAGCTGTTAATAAACAACCGATTAAGTTTTCAGTTAAAAATGGTAAGGTAACTGTGTCTAAAACTGATTGTGTGTTTAAAAAGGGTGAAACGAATCTTGTTCCAATGGAAGATTGGATTGATTATGCGTTGTTTAACAAATGTATAAGGGGTGATACTTCAGATAATATAGCATCAGCATATCCACGAGTTCGTGAGCAATCAACGAAGAAAAACATTGGTATTATTGATGCATTTGCTGATAGAAAGACTAAAGGCTTTAATTGGCAATCATTTATGAACTCAACTTGGGACAACTTGTTAGGTGAAAAACAGCTTGTAAAAGAATGTTATGAGTTTAATAAGAAAATCATTGACTTAAATGAAATACCAGATGAATATAAAGCAAAGTTTGATGAAGCTATTGATAATGAACTTGGTAAAGAAAAGTCGGTCGGAAGTGTTGGCTTCAATCTTGGTAAATATTTGAGCAAATGGAAGCTTGAAAAATTGTTGTCAACAGTACAGTCTTTTAGTTGCTATTTTTCAAGACCTTATGAAAAGGATTAAAATGAACGGTTTGTACAAAATATGGACACCAAAAGGTTGGAAACCATTTGAAGGGGTTAGAAAGGTTGGTAATCAAGAAACCTTGAAGATAACCCTTGAAAATGGTGGAAGTATCTGTTGTACAAAAGACCATAAGATTTATGTCAACCTTTTTGAATGTGTTGAAGCACAAACACTTAATGAAGGTGATTCAATCTTTACTCAAGATGGTATGATGACCATTGATAAGATTGAGAGCAATGGTTTTCAAGATGTTTATGATGTATTGGAAGTTGGAACATTTAACTATTTTTATGCTAACAACATATTGGTTCACAACTGTGAGTTTATCGGTCAATCAAACTCATTAATTGATGCCAACGTTATTCGTCAGTTATTATTAGACCTTGAAAACGTTACATACAAGTTTGTTGTTGATGGAGATATAAGGTTCTATGAGGAATTGAAGCCTAATCTTAAATACCTTATTGGAGTTGATACTTCAATGGGAGTTGATGGCGACTTTTCTGCTATTCAAGTATTTTCATTCCCTGATATGGTTCAAGTTGCTGAATGGCAAAGTGATAGATTGAATCAAAATTTACAAGTTGAAAAGTTAAAAACATTGACTGAATGGATGTACGAAGATATTAAAGCTAAAGGTAATGCACATCCTGATATCCATTGGTCGCTTGAAAACAATGGTTCTGGAGAAGGCTTTATTTGTGCCTTGAGAGAAAAGGGTGATGTTCATTATATTAAAAGAGCAACTATTATAAATGAACGTGGTAATAAAAGGATAGGATTTACAACAACAAGAACAACGAAACCAGCTGCTTGCTCACAGTTGAAAATACTTGTTGAATCAAATCGATTAAAAATACGCTCAAGACAACTTGCTGTTCAATTATCTAACTTTTCGGCTAAATCAGCAACAAGTTATTCAGCTAATGGTGAGGGTCATGATGATTTAGTTATGGCAGCAGTAATAGTCTTAATGATGTATTTGCAAGAAAAGAGATCGCTTGATTTGAACCTTGAGATATATAATTACAATGATTTGAAAAAGCAATTGAATCCAAATAATCTGGATGATATGCCATTTATATTCAATAAATATTAACATACAAGAAAAGGGGTAAAATAAATGGAAAACAACACTTGCCAATTTATAAGAGATAGAATATATTCGATGTTAATAACCAACTCTGAATGCTTTAGAGATGATTTTGATGGTATGTTTGATTCGGATGATGATGTTGAAGTGGAAATAGACTCTATCATTGATGCTGTTAAAAATGATAGACCAATACATTATACAAGACCAGTGAGTTCAGAGTTTAATAATAAATTGGTTGGTTTAGCAACACAGTATATTGATCTTGGTGGTGAAAATTACCAACGAAATAATGCTCACTAAAAGTTAAAAAAGTCCTTGACAATTAAAAATATTGTGATATATTATCATCATAACAACAAGACGAAAGGATGATAATATGTTTAATACTGGTGATATTTTGGTTTGTGAGTTTGGTTATAACTGCCGTTTGGTAAACTTCTATGAAGTTGTTGGTGTAACAAAATCTGGTCAATCTGTTCGTATCAGAAAATTAAACGAAAAGTTTGTATCACATGATGGTTATGGACAAGCTGGAAAAGTTGTTCCTGAAATGGTTTCTGATGGTTCTTATAATAAGACAAAGAGAATCTTAAAAGGTTATCAGGACAAACCTTATGTAAAGATTGATGAACATATGTTTGCTTATAAATGGGATGGTCAACCTGTTACTTATGATTCCTATGATTAATAAAAGTTAACAAAAAGTTAAAAAGTGCTTGACAAAGCACTTTTTCTTTGTTATATTGTCATCAACAAGAAAGGAGATTATCAATGGTTTGGATTCATAAAAATAAAAACGAACAAATATCTGGTTATGGTTTTCCAGAGTATTGTGATGAGGTTGAAAAAGTATCTACCAAAGATTTGTTTTTCTTATTGTGCTGGATGATAGCTATTTTGATATTAATGGTTTTAATGGGTTATTTGAATGGAGTTCAAGGTTAATGAATATTAAGGAATATATAAAGTTACAATCAGAAGTTTGTCCGAACAGTGTTATAAAAACAGTGTTCAATGATTTATTGGATATCTTTTATCCAAAACCTTTACCTAAGGTTGAACCAAAACAGATACCATTCTACCCTTCTAAAACGTTGAAGAAAGAGGAAGACTCGTTTTCAAAACGTAAAGTCAGGGTTAATAAAATGCCTAATGGTAAACCTTCAATAGGTTTAATCGTTGAAGATGGTATAAAGCTTCCAAATAAGCAAATGTTAACATTTGCTTTATGCGACTATTATGGTAGAACTTTTTACTATGGATTGGAGAGATTGTTTTATAGAGACAATGACTCAAGAATTATCACAATGATAGATAAATCTAATTATGATGAGAATAGAGAAAATGTTGAAGTAATAAGAGATTGTGTACTTGATAAATCAGAAGTTTTAAGGATAGAATAATGGAAAAAGAAAGAACGACAGTAAAAGAGTTTTATGATAATCCTCAGCAATTCTTGGATGAATTAAACTCAATTAATACGAGAAAATTGGTTCATCAGAATGATAAGGATTTAATACGTAAATTAAAGCGTTGGGTTAAAGACTATTGGAAAGATGATGGGTCTATGAATCTTTATGAGTCTCAATATAAACGCTTACAAATGTTTTTGGAAGCTTTAAAATAATATTGACAATTCATTATGATTATGGTATCATTATATTGATAATAACTAAGGAGAAATATAATGAGAAAGCATCGTGACAGTTGTCGCACATATTCATATGTTGAAGGAAAAGGTTGGAATCATTACACAAAAGGTTATCGTAAAAGAAGCATTACAATGGATAGAATTAATGCTGCTTATAACTTTTTGTTTTCATTTTTAAGCAAAGTAACTGGTGTTAAATCTGATGAAGAAATTATTAAGGATTTGGATAAATCATTGGAGTCATTGAAAGGTAAAAAATAATGGCATGGGTCGCATTCTGGGTAGGATTGTTTGCTTATTGGACAATTACTGGCTGTGTTAACTTGCTGACGTATAATAAACGGATGGCAGTTAAAGATTTGGTAAGACAAGAACTTGGTCAAGAACTAAGAAACATCATAGATGAAGTTGCTCAAAATTGTTATAAAAATGATGAAGGCAGATATGTCATCAAACTTGACCTACGAATTAATGATGATGAGGAATAATAATGGGTCATTTTTATTGGGAAGTTATGGATTTAATTGAAGAAGAAAGAAAAAGACAGGAAAATGAAATCTGTTTAATTGCTTCTGAAAATTATATGTCAGAAGGTGTAATGGATGCTTGTGGTTCAGTTTTAATCAATAAGTATGCTGAAGGATATCCAGAACACAGGTACTACGGTGGTTGTTCAGTAGTAGATAAAATTGAAACTATTGCTATTGAAAGAGCCAAACAATTGTTTAATTGTAAATGGGCTAATGTTCAACCAAACTCTGGTAGTCAAGCAAATCAAGCAGTTTATTTAGCATTATGTAATCCAGGTGATACAATACTTGGTATGGATTTGAATGCTGGTGGTCATTTAACACATGGTTGTAAAGCATCTTCAAGTGGTAAGTTATATAATGCTGTTTCTTATGGTCTTGATGAAAATGGCTATATTAACTATGATGAGATTAAAGAGAAACTTTATTCAAAACATCCAAGACTTTTAATTGTTGGTGCAAGTGCTTATCCAAGAATCATTGACTTTGAACGAATTAGAAAGATTGTTGATGAGTATAATGATTTTATTGAAGATAATGACAATTTAGCTGGTTGGGAAAAAGAAAAGAAAGCATGTGGGTTAATACAAAAGTGTTATTATATGGTTGATATGGCACATATTGCAGGTCTTGTTGCAACAGGTTTGCATCCATCACCATTACCTTATGCTGATGTTGTTACATCAACAGTTCAAAAAACACTTCGTTCAGGTCGTGGTGGATTAATTCTTTCAAATGATGAAGAATTAGGTAAAAAGATTGATAAAGCAGTATTTCCAGGAATTCAAGGTGGTCCTTTAATGAATATGATTGCAGGTAAAGCTGTTGGTTTTGGAGAAGCATTAGAACCATCTTTTAAAGCATACCAAGAACAAGTATTGAAAAATATTAAAGCTATGGAAGAAGTCTTTAGACATCGTGGTGTTGATATGATTTCTGGTGGTACGGACAATCACATGATTTTACTTGATTTGAGGTCAAAAAATATATCTGGTAAAGAGTTGGAAGATGCTTTGTCAACCATTGGTATTGTCGTTAATAAAAATGCTGTTAAAGATGATCCAAAACCAAAAACAGAGACATCTGGTATAAGACTTGGAACACCATCTATCACAACAAGAGGTGCTCTTGAGAGGGATTGTATTTGGGTTGCATCACAGATTTGTGATATGATTGATTTGATGAAAGACGAATATGATTTAGATGGTAGGACTGTCGATGAAGTATTGTTTATAAAAAATCGCAAGGTAGTGACTTGGTGCAAAGACCATCCGATTTATAAGGATTAAGTAATGGATTTTCTTAAATCACCTTTTAATTATACTGGAACAAAATTCTTTGAATTAAAAGAATTATTCCAGTATTTTCCAAAAGGTTGTGATACAATAGTTGATTTATTTTGTGGTGGTGGAAGTGTTTTTATCAATGCTGGATACAAAAATGTTATAGCAAATGATATTATCAAACCATTGATTTATTTCTATATTGCTTTAAAAGATTATAATATAGAAGATATATTAGAATGTTTAGATAAAGTAACTATTTCAAAAGATAATCAAGAAGAATTTTTAAGGATGAGAGAAACCTTTAATCAAGAAGGTGCTATTGATCCTTTTAAATTCTTCTCAT